GAATCGCCCCGCGGCGGGTAATGGCGCTCATCGGCGGCCTCCCGCCCGGGTCAACATTCGACAGGGCGCGAGGCGGAGACAGATACTGGTCCGACGAAGTCGCCGCCACAATAATGTCAGCACACAACATTCAGACCACACTACTCGCCGTCAACGGCGTCAAGAAAGATAAATGGCCTGAGGCGCCGAAACCTCCGGCTGAAGGGTACCGGGAAACCGGTAACCCCAGAGTGTCAAGCAAACACGCTAAGGCGCAAAAAGCTAAGGGTGAGAAATGGCTCGCCCGATACGGCAGCTAAACCCGTGTTTCTAACGGATAGTGTAAAATGGTTCACGCCAAGACAAACATGAGAAACGGTTTGCTTGGCGTGAACCATTCTCGCTACACATGATTTCGGAGAGGTATCAATGGCCGGATATGATCTCGGGACCGCATGGATTCAGATCAGTCCGTCCGTGCGAGGCCTCGCCCGAAGTATCAATAGTGAAATTGGTAACGTCGACACCGGGCCGGCTGAAAGAAAGATCACGTCCGGTTTGGGTGGTGCGTTCAAATCGGTAGCAAAAGTTGCCGGCGCTGCGCTCGGAGGACTCGCCATCGGCGGCATCGCCGTCGCATTCGGTGGCGTCGCAAAAGAAGCATTCAACGCTGCTGACGCCACAATCAAATTCAAGCAAACGCTCGCGTTCGCCGGTAAAAGTGCGGACGAAATCAACGCGCTCACAAAAAGCACGCGCTCCTACGCAGACCGCACAATTTACGAGCTCGACGACATTCAGTCCATCACCGCGCAGCTCGCATCCAACGGCGTAAAAGGCTACGATAAGCTCGCCGAAGCCGCCGGTAACCTGAACGCCGTTGCAGGCGGAAACGCACAAACGTTCAAAACCGTCGGCCTCGTCATGACGCAGACCGCGGGCGCCGGAAAACTCACCACCGAGAACTGGAATCAACTTTCCGACGCAATTCCTGGCGCGTCCGGTAAATTGCAGGAAGCCATGAAAAAGAATGGCGCCTACACCGGCAATTTCCGGGAAGCAATGGAGAAAGGTGAAATCACCGCCGAGGAATTCAACCAAGCAATCCTCGACCTCGGTATGGAGGACGTGGCCATTGAGGCCGCTACATCCACCAAAACCCTGGAAGGTGCTTGGGGGAATTTCAAGGCTACCCTTGTGACCGGGGCGCAGGAAATCGCCGAAAAAGCACTCCCATGGATCACCGCATCCCTTGACGCCATGAGCAAAGGGTTTGAGAAAGTATTCAACTGGGTCAGTAACTCGTTCATTCCCAGTATTACGAATGCTTTCAACGTTATCCGCAAGGGTGATTTCACGGGCCCGATTTTCTCGTTTGAGGAAGATTCGAGCTTCGTTGATTTTCTTTTCCGCATGCGTGATGCTGCCGCCGCCGCGGGGGAATGGATTAACAAGACGCTCGTCCCGTCGTTGAAGAATCTTAAAGATTTGCTTCTGTCCGGTGATTTCACGGGGACGATTTTCGGATTTGACAAAGACTCCGGAATCATCTCATACATCACCAATGTACGCAACAGTTTCGTTGAGCTCGGTAAGTTCATTGTCGGGACACTCGTCCCCGGCATCGCTACCGCTCTCAGCACCATCGCGAACAGCAGCCTCGTCCAATTCATGGAGAATCTCACCGTCGCTATTCTTAATAGTAAAGTGGCGGTGTACAGTATTGCGGCCGCGTTCACGGCGTGGAAAGCCGTCATGGTCATGTCCTCAATGCAGCAATGGTTGAATGACATGGAAGGCGTAGCCGGCGTAGCAGGGCGTGTCACCACGGCCATTAACGCGATGACCGTGGCGAAAGTCAAAGACGTGGTCGAGACGGCGCAGCTCAATCTCATGTACGCCGGCGAATTCCTGTCGAACATTGCGCGTGCAACGACACAGATTACGATGCAGGCGGTCGCGTGGGGCCGTGCCACGGCAATGATGGTCCTCCACAAAACTGCAACAATCGCTTCAACTGCGGCGCAGTGGGCATTTAACGCCGCAATGGACGCTAACCCGATCGGCCTTGTTGTGATCGCTATTGCAGCATTGGTCGCGGCAATCATTGTGGCGTGGCAGAATTCCGAAACATTCCGGAATGTTGTCATTTCTTGTTGGGAAGCAATTAAGGCAGCGGCCGGGGCTGTGGCCGATTGGTTTGCCGCTAACGTGTGGCCTCTCATGCAAGTCGCTTGGGACGGGATTGTGGCAGGCGCCCAGTGGATGTGGGGCGTCATGGTATCCGTCTGGCAGGGAATGCAACCCATTATTCAGGCGGTCATTGATTGGATAGTCGGCACAGCATGGCCCGCGTTGCAGGCGGCATGGGACGGGATCGTTGCCGGCGCCCAATGGGTATGGAACGGCATCGTTAGCGTATGGCAGGGAATACAGCCCGTTATTCAAGCCGTCGTTGATTGGATCGTAAATACCGCCTGGCCAAACCTTCAGGCCGCCTGGGACGGAATTTCCGCGGGCGCAATGATCGTCTGGAATGGAATGGTCGCCGCGTGGCAGGGGATCAGCGACATAATCCGCCCCGTCGTCGATTGGATTGTCAATGTTGCAGCCTTGTATCTCACTACTGCGTGGGATGCTATCAGCTGGGGCGTGAGTGCGCTCTGGTCCACGATTCAGTGGGCGTGGGACGCTATTTGGGCGGCAATCATGCCCGTCGCCACACAAATCTACAACGACATTTGGCCCATGGTAGTCGGTGCTTTCAACGCGATTAAAGATACCGCCTCCATGATGTGGGCCGATATTCAAATCGCATGGACCGCCATTCAAACCGCCATTCAGCCCGTTGCGGATTGGATTTACAACACGGTTTGGCCGTGGGTTGTAGGCGCGTTCAATGCGATCAAAGACACGGCCGCTAACATGTGGTCTAATATTCAGATCGCGTGGGCCGCGATTCAGACGGCTATGCAGCCGGTAGTTGAATGGATTTACTATACGGCGTGGCCTTGGGTGGTCGATACATTCAACACGATCAAAGATGCGGCCTCTAGTCTCTGGGGTACAGTTCAGGCCGCATGGACCTCTATTCAGGCGGCAATGCAGCCCGTGGTCGAGTGGATCTACTACACCGCTTGGCCATGGGTCGTCGACACATTCAACACTATTAAAGACACCGCCTCCGCTCTTTGGGGTACCATATCGGCAGCATGGAATGGTATCTGGGCCACTATTCAGCCCGTCGTTGATTGGATCTACAATATTGCATGGCCCTGGGTCGTAGGTGCATTCAACGCCATTAAAGACACTGCTTCCATAATGTGGGGCTCCCTATCAGCGACATGGAACGGCATTTGGGCCGTTATGCAGCCTGTCGTGAATTGGATTCAAACCTACGCCGCACCCATTATCAGTTTCGCCTGGGACACGATTGCGACCGGCGCGAAAATTCTGGGCGGAATCATCGCGTTCGTATTCGCGTCCATCATCGCTGCGGTCACCATGGGAGTCGCCATAATTCAAGGCGCAGCCACCACGATCAGCGCCGCCTGGAATACCGTTGTTTCGTGGACCAGCTGGCTGAAAAACATGGTCGTCTCCGCCTGGAATATTCTGAAAGGCGAAATCCAAATCGTTAAAGATTGGATTGCCAACACGCTCGTCCCCGCAATTACAAGCGCCTGGGACAGGGTCGTAGCCGCCGCCAACACTATGAAAGACGGGGTTCGGACGGCGTGGGACAAGATCAAAGAAGCCGCCGCCAAACCTGTTAACTTCGTTATCGGCACAGTCTACAATAACGGGCTGAGGAAGCTCGTTAACGGGATGATGGAGAAGCTTTCCCTTGATCTTCGTCTTCCTGAGGCTCCTACGATTGGCGGGTACGCGTCCGGTGGTGTTCTGCCCGGATACTCGCCGGGCCGCGACATTTACCACTTTGTGTCACCTGACGGCGGTGGCCGGCTCGCGCTTTCCGGTGGAGAAGCAATTATGCGCCCCGAATGGGTGAAAGCTGTCGGTGGCCCGGCTATGGTGAATGCCATGAACCGTGCCGCCGCGCACGGAGACAGGATTCCCGGCGGCGACGCGGGGTATGCCGCATTCGCTCCGGGCGGTATTTGGGACCCTGTCAAATCAACGGTAGAAAGGGGCGCGTCCGCTGCCCTTAATTGGATCACCGGCGCGGCTGACGCGGTATCCTCGATCTTCTCCGACCCGATCGGAGCCGTTGAGACTGTCATCAAGGCTCCGGTACATAAGCTTCTCGATTCATGGGGCGGTGACGGGGCAAAACCATTCTTTGACGCCGGGAAAGCGGGGGTTGATAAAACCATTGACGCGCTCGGTGATTGGATTAAAGATCACATGCCCGTGGTCAGCGGATTCGGTGGCGGAATCGGTGCTATTGGTGCCGCCGCCGGCGACCTCGTGAATACTGCGCGACGGGCTATCGGTACACCGTATGTTTGGGGCGGTGTTTCCCCGGGGGGTGGTCTTGACTGTTCTGGTCTTGTTTATTGGGCGCTCAATGCTATGGGTATTCATGTGCCGCGTCTTACGGCGGCCGGATATCAGGCAATGTCATCCCCTGGCAACCCTATGGTTCCCGGTACGCTCCTTTTCTGGGGTTACCCGGCCCACCACGTTGCTATCGCTTCCGGTAACGGAATGATGGTTGAAGCGCCAACTTTTGGTATCCCAGTGCGTGAGGTTCCGATCTATGGCGGGCCGTCCGCGGGTAATCTCCGTTATGACGATGGTGGATTCTTGCAGCCCGGTCTCTCAACAATCGAGAATAAGACTGGTCGTCCGGAGCCTGTTTTCACGTCAGCCCAGTGGGAGAAGATGGATAAGCTGATCAGTCTTCTGGAGAATCGTGCGCTCGGCCCCGACGTGCTCGAAATCAGGGACGTGGACAATGATCTCGTGGGACGTATGCAAGTAGAGGCGACGTCGGCCATAGTAGACTATGACCGAATGAACCGATAAAACCATTATGACGGAAAGCACGAAATAATGCCTATTACGGGATGGATTGCTACACACACGGGGCTGCCGTCAATAATGGCCACAGGCAAAGAGCCCGTCTATGCGGGGGATCGTCTTTTTGCTGTTCCTGGGATGGCTCGCGACAAAAGACCACTCACCGGTAGGGCGAAAATGATTCGCGAGCTTGAGGGCCCCAAGCTGACTGAGCCGGTGACAATGATCCTCTCAGACGCATATGCTGTGCCGGGCACCACAATAAAATACACTCAGGGCGACTCCTCGGTCACGCTGACTCGCCCCGAGGTGGAGTGGTGGCGTGGCATGGTGAGCGGCCTCAATGGGCGCACCGTACCGGGGATCATTTGGGAGGAGGCTCAGGATAAAAGAGAATGGTCCTCCCCCATTTCGAGATATAACTCACTTATCGCCAGGTGGCCGATGCTGGAAGTGGCTCGCACCGGGGGCGGCCAATTCGTCCTAGATGACCCATCGCACGTTAACGCCGTTTGGGAGATTCTGCAGAAGCGGGAGCCTCTCATTCTTACGCCGGGCGCCCCCGCCGACGTTCTCCCATCACGATTCATTACCGTGGACAAGGTCGACAGCGCTAGGATCACGGGAGACGGTATTATCCGGTGGAACGTTAAATGGCATGAGGTCCCGGAAGATTCACCAATGCTTGTCGGCCCTCACGCGGGCTGGGGAGCTGCACCATGTGTCACTTGGGGTGAATGGCGTGGAGTAGACAAGGTATGGAAGTCGCGCACATATATTGAGATTTGCAAAGTGATTGCGGGTATGCCATGAGAAACGGCCCCACTCTGGCCGCACTTTCAGACGGCCTCAGCATCGGCGCAAGAATCGATATCATTCGCGGCGGCGAAGTTCTCAAAACTGGAATCCCCGCCTCCGAAGTGAAAGTCGAGTGGTCCTCAACGAACCGCCAGGTTCCGGGCGCCCTGTCTTATTCTTGTCCAATGTCTTGGGGTCCAGAATGGCCTTTGGACGCGCTCAACAATTTCGGACAAAGGTCCATGGTCACCGCGCTCTATGAGAATCGGCGCGGCGACTACTGGGAAATTCCGCTCGGCGAATTCGTCAACGTGGAATGGTCCGTATCGAAAGAAAAGGTAAATGTCTCGTGCAAAGATTTGACGCAGATTCTTGCTGATAATCCGAGGCCGTGGCCGTCCTCTCCGGGCGCTGGCGCCACCCTACTCTCCGAGGCCAATGAGTTGGCCGAGTATGTGCGAGTAAAACTGGAGGACGACGTCTGGGACGCGCCTATCCCCCGCACCACACAGTGGGGAAATTCGCGAATCGAATCAATCTATAAACTCGTCGAATCCCGTGGCTGCGGTATTCGTAGCGGCGCCGATGGAATGTTGCATATTTTCAAGCTCCGCGACAAGACAGCGCCTGACGAGATTTACACGTATGAGTCTGGTTTTCTTTTGGAAGCCCCACGTGCTCCGAGGTCGGGCGGCCGTCGCCCGAACAGGTGGTATGTTACCGGCAGTAAACAACAGAAGGGTCAGGGTGAGCAGGAGGAGCGTTGGACTGCGGAACGAGAAATCACTGACCCGCCATACGAACCAAGCGGTTATGGGTGGGTTACGTCACATAAAGAATTCAGCGCTGCCAGCTCGGCGAGAGAAGTATCCGAGGCCGCGGACACATACATGATTCAAGACATTTCCTCCCGCTCTTCCAGGTCTTTGACGATTATTCCTGACGCCCGTATCGAGGTCGGGGATATTATCGGCGCGATCACCGAGCAGGGTGAGCATATTGCGGGTCGTGTCACGGCCTATAGCCTCCCATTGTCTGATCCGTCCGCTACAATGAGGGTAGACATAGAGGTACTGGGAGAATAAATGGGGCATCATGGTCAGACCGTCACTATTGCTTGACACGGCGCCACGAAATGGTGGCGGGCGCAACAATAACAATGTTATTGTTCAGCAATCCTCAGTATCGTGGACGTACGGGAAAATTACTGGCACATCCGCCACCGACAGTACGCTCCCGTCCGGATGGGTAGAAGTAGGGATTCCCTACAGCAACCCAACATCTCATGCCGTTGGTGAATCCGATGGTATTGCTACGTGGATAGGCGCCCGCGTACTCGTCATCATTGACTCGTCCGGGCGTGTAGTCAAGATCAGTGACCCTATTGCCGAGCCGCCTTCCGGCACAAAAGTCGAGAACCTCGGGCACACTGGCAAAATTCTCAGCCAGGCAGCAAAAGACGCCGAACGTGCTTTCAAAGAGGCCGACGCAATTCGAGACCGAGCAAACAAAGTTGAAGGCGCCGCGAACAAGGCTGCGAAAGACGCAGAAAAAGCTGTTCAGATTGCAGAAGCTAACCGTCCGCCAGTGGTATCACAGACCGCGCCAGAGAATCCCGTCACAGGATTGATTTGGTATGTCACTGACAATGCCGGTCATATTACTGACGTGCGCATTTGGGATGGCGCACAGTGGGTTACCCGGACAATGGTTGCCGGCAGCATTCTCGTCCCCTCGTCCGTAGGAAATGTTTCACTCGCTGACGGTTCCGTGTCGGCTCGCAACATTTATGCTTCCGGGGAGCTCTGGGCTAAAATCGCGGCGTTCGCGTCTGTCACTACGGAAATGCTGACCGCTGGAAACGCAACATTCAACGCGGCAAAAGTCACTGGTGATCTCATCGGTAACCGTCTTATCGGTGGAGAACTCTCACTCGTTGACACTGAGCCGACGTCAGGTGAGAAGAATATTCGCTTCGGACTTGGCAGCGAATATGAGTTCTGGGAGTCTATCTGGTCTCCCAAAATCGCGACCGTGGAGCAGCTCGAGGGTGGCACGCGATTCGTTCTGACGGACAGGGATCGCCCTAATCGTAACGATGGCGCGCAGATGGCAATCTATGACATTGCTGTTGCGAAACCAAAAACATACGGTATTGCCGGTGAGGGCGTCGGTAAGGTTGAGGGGTATATTCTTTTCACCCCGTCGTGGAACGGCCGCGCGATTCTCACAATCAACATTGGCAAGAATAGAATCATCGCTGTTGATGAGCAGGCGACGGCCGGGCAGAAGATAAGATTCGATTTCACGCTCCCCGACGGCACGTGGATCCAAGACACCGACACGCCTTTCTATATTAGTGCCCGCACGAACGACGTGTTCACGCCGGGAATGCAGCTCGGGATCATTTATTCCATGTACGTGTCATGGAAGATGAGCCGCTCCTCCGGGCTGCATATTTTCCGTGACGACGAGGGTGTCGCGAAAATACAGATCACGGATCGCCAGGGTGGCGAGCTGATCATGGATACGAATGGTGTGTCATATGACCCGCCCGGATCGCCTCCGCCTCACTCGTCGTCTTGGCGTACTTTCACGGAGCCGCCTTTCGCCCACATGGCAACGAACAACGCGCATTTGTGGGCTGTGAAAGACAAATGGACCCAGGTACCGGTCGGGTCACAGGAGAAAATTGTTCGCGGCGGAATGCAAGTAGACGGTATCGAAATCATTATTCCGCAGAGCGGGCTTTATCGTCTAGACGGCACAACATGGTACAGGTCATCATGGGCGGGATATGTTGGCGGCACAAGGGTTGCTCGCAGCAATGATGTCGAGTACGGCGTTTACATGTATGCTGCGTTGAACCACGGCCTGTGGACGGCGTTGCAGGTGACAGGTGTTAGGCGTTTGAATGTCGGGGATCGGATCGCGCTTTATACGTATCAGAATATTGACGAGGGTACAATTATGGATTGGGGCGAGATGACGGTTAGCTGGCTCACCTA